AATATGAACTAAATACTTGTAGGTGAACCTATGAGTTATGTCTCATTTGATTATATCAAAAAAGAATGAAGTATATTTACAGGTTAAGGCAGAACCTCATGTATACTACGAATTATCAGACCAGTTCACCTTTGAGGTTCCTGGTGCAAAGTTTATGTCCTCGTATCGTAGTAAATACTGGGATGGAAAGATAAGATTATTTAATACCCAGACTGGAGAGATTTACGTTGGGTTGTTGGATAAGGTTACAAAGTTCTGTGATGATCACGGATATACTTATGAGTTTGTAGATAATAAGTATTATGGTCTTCCTTTTGAGACGAATGACTTTATCTCAAAGGAAGGTGTAAAAGATTATATGAATGCTATTTGTAAGTATTCTCCGAGAGATTACCAAGTTGAGGGAGTATACGACGCTTTAAAACATAATAGAAAGTTGTTGATATCCCCAACTGCTTCTGGAAAGTCTCTGATGATATATTCTCTTGTGAGATATTACGTTGAGAAGAAACAAAATATTCTGATAGTCGTTCCGACGACTTCGCTAGTAGAGCAGATGTATAAAGACTTTGCAGACTATGGTTGGGATGTAGGTTCATATTGTCACAAGATCTATGCGGGAAAGGAAAGAGAAACGGATTCTCAAGTTATTATTACTACCTGGCAGTCTATTTACAAACTCCCCCGAAAATATTTTGAAAGATTTAACGTAGTTATCGGAGACGAAGCACACCAGTTTAAATCAAAGTCATTAATATCTATAATGTCTAAACTTGCTGATGCAAAATATCGTTTTGGTTTTACCGGAACACTTGATGGAACACAAACTCATAAATGGGTTCTTGAGGGATTGTTTGGAGCTTCGTACAAAATCATTCGTACCGAAGAGTTAATGGCGAAGGGTCATGTTGCTAAACTGGATATCAATGTACTTCTACTGAAGCACCCAGCACATAAGTTTGAAAACTTTGAAGAAGAAGTTCAGTATATTATCAATCATGAACGCAGAAATAAGTTCATAAGAAATCTTGCATTAGATCTCAAAGGAAATACTTTGGTTCTTTTTGCAAGAGTTGAGGGTCATGGTGAGCCACTATATCACATGATAAATAATAATACGGTTGATGAAAGACAAGTATTTTTTGTCCATGGTGGAGTAGATACAAAGGATCGAGAACAAGTAAGGGAGATTACTGAACAAGAGAATAATGCGATTATTGTTGCATCATACGGAACATTCAGTACAGGAATTAATATCAAAAATCTCCACAATGTCATTTTTGCTTCTCCATCCAAATCTAGAATTCGGAATCTCCAGTCTATTGGAAGGGTGCTTAGGAAAGGTAATAACAAGACCAAGGCAACTCTGTATGACATTGCTGACGACATATCCTACAAATCCAGGAGGAACTATACCCTTAACCATCTAATCGAAAGAATTAAAGTTTATAACGAAGAAAATTTTAATTATGATATTGTAAACATACCGCTAAAGAACTAATGGGAGATGAATTTTACGCAATTATAAAATTGATATCTGGAGAAGAAATATTATCACTTGTCTCAGTAGATGAGAATGATGGAGATCCTTTGATTGTGATGCAAAATCCAATCACAATGAAACTTTTACATTCTCAGCATGGAATGCATGTTAAAGTTAAATCATGGATGGAATTAGCATCTGATGATTTCTTTATCATAAGACCTGATAAAATTCTTACTATGACAGAGACTCATGATAAAAGAATGATTGAAATATATACTAACTATATTGAAGATGAAGATGATATGGATATTTACAATCCTAAATCTTCCTCTAATGAAAAATCTTCAAGTAAGATTACTCCTTCTAGAAAAATGGGATACCTATCAACAGTAGAAGAAGCAAGAAAAACTCTAGAGAATATCTTTAAACTTGAAGATACTAAAGAGAGCTAAGCCCTCCTCTTCAACCCTAACAAAGGCACTCTACTCATGATTCTTTATCTTGTCAAGCCCTTGTAAAGTGTGGTATAATTAGAACAACTTATACTTTAAAGAGTAATGAACTATGCCCAAAAAGAAATCTGAACACTATGTAAATAATAAAGAATTGTTAGAGGCAATGATTGTCTATCGAACCAAGGTAGAAAAGTCATATATGAAGACTTTCAATAAAGACCTCACTGAGTTTCCGAAACAGGAAAGAGGAAAGAGATGGGAAGGTAAACCACGTATTCCAAACTATCTTGGTGAGTGTTTTCTTAAGATTGCGACACACCTCTCATACAAACCTAATTTTGTAAATTACATGTTTCGTGAAGATATGATTTCTGATGGGATAGAAAATTGCGTCCAATACATTCATAATTTCGACCCAGCAAGGTCTACGAATCCTTTCGCATACTTTACACAGATTATTCATTATGCTTTCCTGAGACGCATCCAGAAGGAGAAGAAGCAGTTGGAAATAAAAACTAAGATTATTGAGAAGACTGGGTTTGACGAAGTTATGGTTGTTGATGATAGCTTGCTTTCTGGGCATAGTTCAGAGTATAATAGTATCAAAGACGCTATCCAATATAAGAACCGATGAAGGTTGCGATAATAACAGATACTCATTATGGTGCAAGGAAGGGATCTAAGCACCTGCATGATCATTTTGAGAAGTTCTATGATGATGTGTTTTTTCCTACTCTAGAAGCAGAAGGAATAGATACCGTTATTCATATGGGTGATGCCTTCGATAGTCGGAAGTCAATTGATTATCAAAGTCTTGAGTGGTCAAAGAGAGTTGTATTTGATAGACTCAAAAATTGTAATGTTCATATGATTATTGGTAATCATGATTGTTATTATAAAAATACTAATAATGTAAACTCTCCAGAACTTCTTCTACAGACTTATAATAATATTAAGACGTATAGTGAAGTATCAGAGATTACATTAGATAAATTAAAAATACTGTTTATACCTTGGATCAATGCAGAAAACTTTGAGAATACTGTCAAATCTATTAAAGATACATCTAGCATATGTGCGATGGGGCACCTTGAGCTCAACGGATTCAGAGCTCATCGTGGCCACGTCATGGAAGATGGTATGGACTGCAAACTACTTGACAAGTTCGAAAAAGTATTCTCGGGACACTATCACACTCGATCAGACAACGGAAAAATCTTCTACCTAGGAAATCCTTATGAGATGTATTGGAATGATGTAAATGATACGAGAGGTTTTCATATCTTTGATACGGAAACCCTCACTCATACTCCAGTTAATAATCCTTATAAATTATTTTATAATATCTATTACGAAGATACCAATCATAAACTCTTCAATGCAACTGAATATGCGAACAAGATTGTAAAAGTTATTGTTCGTAAAAAATCAAAACCAAAAGATTTTGAGAAGTTTATCGATAAACTTTATACGGTTGGAGTTCATGATTTAAAGATAATCGAGAACTTTGAAATTCAAGAGTCTGAAGAATTTGATATTGATGAAGAAGAGAATACACTTTCAATTCTAAATCGATATATTGATGAATCTGAATTTGATCTTGATAAAAACATTATCAGGGGTATCTTCCAAGATTTGTATAGTCAGGCTTGCGAGGTGGAATAAAATGTTCGATCTTACTGGAACTCAATGGGACGATGATTGGATGTGGAGTCTTAAAAGAAAAAATAACCTTCTTTGGAAAGAAATTGTTATAAATGAATATATCAAACAGAATGATACAAATTTATCTAAAGAACAATTAATGCAGTGGTTTGATATGGATATTAGATAATGTATCTTCTAACTCTCAAAGATGGTAAAGATGACGGTGCTTATGCCGTTCAGGATAAGCACGGACATAAAGTGTTATTTTTGTTTGAAGAGGAGGATGATGCCGAAAGATATGCTATGATGCTATATGACGAAGAAGATGCTGATATGGATATTGTAGAAGTTGATGATGAACTTGCGATTAAAACTTGTAAGTATCATTCATACAAGTATACGATTATTACACCTAATGACATTGTGATCCCTCCTAAGAATGATAACCTTTCAAAAGATTAGATATAAGAACTTTTTAAGTTCCGGCAATCAATTTACAGAGATTGATTTTCAACAACATCATACTAATTTGATTATTGGAACAAATGGTGCAGGTAAATCTACGATGTTAGATGCACTTACATTTGTATTATTCAATAAACCATTTCGTAAGATTAATAAACCACAACTTGCGAATGCTACAAATGAGAGGGATTGTTTAGTAGAGATTGAGTTCTCTGTGAATAGTCGTGATTATTTGGTTCGTCGTGGAATCAAACCAAATATCTTTGATATTGAAGTGAATGGTAATCCACTTCATAAGGAAGCAGATGATCGTGCCAATCAACGCATTCTTGAGGAGAGTATTCTTAAGGTAAATTATAAATCATTTACACAAATTGTAATCTTAGGTAGCAGCACCTTTGTACCTTTCATGCAATTGACGACCGCCAATCGTCGTGAGGTCATTGAGGACTTATTAGATATTCGTATCTTCTCTGCGATGAATAGTCTGATTAAAGATAATATTCGAACAAAGAAAGAGCAAATTAAATCTTTAGATATTAAGAAAGATAATCTTAAAGATAAGATGCATATGCAGCAAGAGTTTATTGAAGAACTCGAAAGTCGTGGTAACGCAAATATAAAATCTAACAGTGATAAAATTGATAAGTTAGATAGTGAAGTCGAAGTTTATATGAGAGATAATGCTGTTATAGAAGAAGATATTCATAAATTCACAAAAGAACAGGAAGAAGTTATTGGTGCTCGTGAGAAGTTATCAAAACTAAACAATCTTAAAGGTAAAATCTCTCAGAAGGTTGCAACCATTACTAAAGAGCATAAGTTCTTTACAGAAAATACGGTCTGCCCTACCTGTACACAAGATATCAAAGAAGAGTTTCGTGTAAATAGAATTAGTGACGCTCAAAATAAAGCAAAGGAACTCAAGAAAGGTTATGAAGATCTTGAAGAAACAATTAAGTTCGAACAGGAACGAGAGCGTCAATTCAATTCCCTATCTAAGGAGATTACAAAGTTAACGCATGGCATTTCTCAAAACAATACTCGGATTTCCCTCAACCAGAGACAAATCAGAGATCTTGAACATGAAATTCAAACTATTACCAGTAACTTACAAAACAGAAATACTGAGAATGAGAAATTAGAGCAGTTTAAAGACAATCTCCAAAAGACAATTGAATATCTTTCAGACAAAAAACAAGAAATCGTTCATTACGATTTTGCCTATTCCCTTCTTCGGGACGATGGCGTAAAAACAAAAATCATCAAGAAGTATCTTCCATTCATCAATCAGCAGGTTAATCGTTATCTTCAAATGATGGACTTCTACATCAACTTCAAACTTGATGAAGAGTTCGGTGAAACCATTGAGTCACCTATTCACGAAAACTTTTCTTATAGTTCTTTTAGTGAAGGTGAAAAAATGCGTGTAGATTTGGCTCTACTCTTCACTTGGAGAGAAGTTGCGAGACTCAAAAATTCCGTAAACACTAACCTGTTGATTATGGACGAAGTATTTGACTCTTCACTTGATGGATTTGGAACCGAAGAGTTCCTAAAAATTATTCGTTATGTGATAAAGGATGCTAATATATTCGTCATCTCTCATAAGTCAGACTTACATGACAAGTTCCAAAGTGTCATAAGGTTTGAGAAAGTCAAAGGTTTTTCACGTATGATGTCTTGATACATCAAAGAACAATGCAAGTCCCAAATTGGAAGCACCATTCTAAGAAAGAACAGAAACGAAAACTGAAACCTCAGGCAATGCGTTCCCGAAAGGAGGCACTGAGACACTTCAAGAACCGTCACATGACCCTGCCCAAAAAGCAGGGTTCTTTTGTATAATACGTTCATACGAATCAAACCAATGACCGTCAGGCACGAAATCAAATCTCAACTTGCCAAACTTCTTGCCACCGAAGACCTTGTGGTAGAGAACAAGAATGTTGAGACCGCATGTTTCAATGTTCATACTCGTGTGCTGACACTGCCGAACTGGGATAAGGCAGGTGATGAGATATATGATATGTTGGTGGCACATGAAGTGGGACATGCACTTTATACACCAGATCGTGATTGGATAAAAGAATATAAGATACCTCCACAGTTTGTGAATGTGGTGGAGGATGTTCGCATTGAGAAAATGATGAAGCGTCGTTATGCCGGTATCTCCAAGACCTTCTATAAAGGATATAATGTTCTTGCCGATGAGGACTTCTTTGGTGTTGAGTGTGAAGATGTAAGTAAGATGAATCTTGCCGATCGTGTAAATCTTCACTTTAAGATTGGAAACTTTGTTGATATTCCTTTTGGTGAATATGTAGAGATGCCTATCGTTCGTATGATTGAGGGTTGTGAGGATTTTGATGATGTTCTGATTGCGGCACAGGCACTCTATAAGTATTGTGAGCAGCAGATGAATACAGAAACCAAGACTGATATGGATTCATTAGAATCGCAAAGTTCTGGTTCATCTGAAGAGCAGTCTGATAACTCTATGGAGCAACAACAGCAACCTGGAGAATCTGAAGATAGTACCGATACCGAGCAAGACACCGAGCATGTTGCCGAGCAAGACACCGAGCATGTTCGTCAGGGTGGAGAAACTAATCCTGAACCTAAAGTCGATACGATGGATTCATTACAGGATGCAATCAAAAAACTTGCATCCATGGATGGAATTGAGAATGTTTATGTAGAACTTCCTCAAGTCGATCTTGATGATATTATTGTTCCAAATAAAGAGATTCATGAGAGATGTGATGAACTCTGGGACAATCCTCACGATCCTTATCTGTTTGATTATGTTGATGGTGAGTTTATGAAATTTAAAAAATCAGCACAGAAAGAGGTAAATTATCTTGTCAAAGAATTCGAATGTAGAAAATCTGCTAATAGCTATGCTCGTGCTACTACTAGTCGCACTGGAGTTTTGGACTGCTCTAAACTCCACACCTACAAATACAACGAAGACTTGTTCAAGAAAGTAACCACACTTGCCGATGGTAAAGATCATGGATTGATTTTCATTCTTGATTGGTCTGGTTCTATGACCCATGTAATGATGGATACTATGAAACAATTATTCAATCTTGTATGGTTCTGTAAGAAAGTTTCTATTCCATTTGAGGTGTATGCATTTACGAATGAGTATCCATTAGTAAGTGATGATGGAGAACAACTTTGTCGCAAAAGACCATATGAGAAAAAAGATGGTTTGATGCAGGTTGGAGAACAGTTTTCTTTGATGAATATTTTGTCTCATAAAGTCAATTCTAAAACTTTAAAAAAACAACTGAAAAATATGTTCCGTCTTGCACAATATATTACTTTCGGTGGAAGATATCCTATGCCTGTTGGAATGGGATTGTCCGGAACTCCCTTGAATGAAACGATGATTGCACTTCATCAAATCATTCCACAGTTCAAGAAAAATACTAAAGTCCAAAAAGTTCAGTGTGTCGTATTGAGTGATGGTGAGGGTTATGGACTTACTTATCATCGTGAGATTCAACGTTCATGGGAGTTTGAACCTTTTATTGGACTTGGAAGAATTGGTGATAATTGTTATCTTCGTGATCGTAAAACAGGAAACACTTATTCTTTGGATTCTATTTGGGATGACTACACTGATATTTTGATTCAAAATTTGAGAGACAATTTTATTGATACTAATTTTATTGGTATTCGTGTTCTTGAGTCTCGTGATTCTAATCGTTTTATTAGTCGTTACACTTATAAAGAACATGAATTGAGAACTAAGATTCAAAACCAGTGGAAAAAACAAAGATCATTTGCTATCAAAAATTCTGGATATCATTCTTATATTGCACTTTCAGCAACAACTCTTGCAAGTGAATCTGAATTTGATGTATCAGAAGATGCTTCTAAAACTCAAATCAAAAAATCTTT